TATTACAATATATACAAGTTTTATATGTTATTTTTTCTTTATGAAATTTCAAATAACATTCACTACTACAAAATATATTATTACATTTTGTACCATCTCTATTTGTAGCAAATTCTCTTTTAACTATTTTATTACAAGTATTGCACCTATTTTTCCATTCTTTTTTATTCCAAGGTGTCTTATTTTTTAATGTTTTATAGTAACATTCTTTTGAGCAATAATTCTGTTTTTTCTTTTTTGATATAAAATCAGTATTACATTGATTGCATTTATGATTGTACATTTTGATTTCCTCTTTAGCGATTGTAGTTTCTTATTAGCAAATCGTAGTGAGGGAGCTACCCTCTTCTTTCGCTAAAAAGATAATTATATTATATCTAGTTTTTTCTTTAATTCTTTTAAAGGTATCATCTTATTATGTGAGATATCTAGCATCTCTTTTAAAGTAGCTTTACCACTCTTATATAGCTGATATCTACTAGCCCCTAAATACTGCTTTTTAAATTTCTCATCAAAATATTCAAAAGCTTCATAACCATTTGCATCTTTAGGTATTCTAATTGATTTATTTACAGTAAATTTAGTAGAATTTGTACCATCTCTATGATGTACTAATTTTTCATTCCATTGAGTCACTCTTTGGTCTGAGTCCATATCTTTGCTAAATTTAGTTATAGGTATAATTGTGGATCTGCAATTGTAGTGGAGTGGAGGTATAATATTGCTCTTTTTAATATCATATATTTTCTTTTTATGATTATTCATACATATACCACTTGTTCTAGTATCTATCTTTGCACTAAACTCATAATACAATATCTCATCTTTAAATACATCTTCAAATAATTCATTTTTAGATTGATTAATAGCATTTAAAATAGACGATCTCACTACTGTTTTTAATTGATTACGATTTAATATTCCAACTTGTTCTTTAATATCTCTTACAATATTGCTTATACCTTTGTTGCTATCAAATCCATTTAATATAGCACCTCTTAATTTATTGTTAGCACTCAAAATCATATTGTTTTTTAAATCATCAATATTATGCCCAAATAAAAGATTGTTAGGATTTACCAATTTGTTTCTAACATCATCATTTATATCTTTCCATTTTTTAAATTGATTAGCAGTTTCTAAACTAACAAATCCACTCATAATAGTACCTATTTTATCCCAAGATAAACCACTTATTTGCTCTATATCTTCTAATAAGTAGGTACTATACAATTCTAATGCAGTAGATAACTCTTTTTTAATAAAAGCCCTTATTTTTCTTTTATTTGTAGTGGTATAAATATAATCAATAATATTATTTTGTGCTACTATTAATTTGTCTTCAATAGTAGTTAAAGCTTTAGGATGATATCTCTGTAGGTACATAAATGCTTTATCTAGTTGTGTCTCCAAACTATCCATATCTAACCTTATCCATATCTAACCTTAGAAAATTTACCCATAAACTCTTTTACATCTCTTACATATTTGCTTCTAGAATCGGTATATATAACCGCATCTATCCACACATCATTTACTTGTATTTTACAAAAGTCAACAACAGTATATAAGTTACCATTTTTATAGTGTTTATATAATCCGTTTAGCTTTATGTTATTCATTTATAGACAATAATCCATCACTTTTTATTTTTTCAAGTTCTACATCAATATCAAAATCATCACTTAATTTTAATGTACCACTTTTAATAATTTTATAAAACTGTTCTAAACTCATATTACCCGCACTTACAATATTATTTAATGCGATTAAATCTTGACTATCTAATGGTTGACTCACTATATCAGCATTAATATTAATTGAACCACCATCATCTAAGCCATAAAATTTCGCCATATATAGCAATATATTATCAAAAGCATCTTTTAAAGCACCTACATAGCTATTTATTTTAGATTGAGACTGATTACTGCTTATATTTATTTCGGTCGCTGTAGTGGCTTTATTAGTCGTTATAACACTAAGACCCATCTCTCTCATTTTAGTTTCTATTCTATCTAGTATTTTATGATTAACTTCCAACGATTTACCATCATAAGAGATATAATCAACACTCGCATCGGTATTATGTGAAGCTAAAGCGGTATTAACGCTTATTTTCATTTTAGCTATCTCATCTTTATCAAATCCTAAAAATAACAACATAGGAACAGATGCTAAATGAGCCGAGTATCTTATATCACTCATAACTTGAAAATGTGCTATATTTAATTTCGCTAAGTCATAAAAAGGTGGTAAAGTTTGAAAAAAGCCCTTTTTGTTTAAGTTTAGATTCACTAAAGGTATAAAATCTAAATTAGTAAATCCTTCGCTTATTATAGTTTCATTTTCATTATCAACTTGCACTATTTTATAAGTACCAATTTCTAATATACGATACTGCTCAATAGTTTTAGTAGCAAATATATTATCAGGATCATCAATTTCTATATGCTCTAATATTTTAACCATAGTCAAAACATTTCTACCATTAATATTATCAAACTTCCACGCGGTTATATTCTCGGGTTGAATAAGTGTCAAATAAGGTCTTATATTATTTTTAATCTCATCAGCCTTTGAACTCTTATCAATGTTCGGCATATCTATTAAGCAAAAAGATTGACCTTTCAAAAGTGCTACTTTGAAAAAATCAAATATGAAATTATTAGCACTATTTCCCTGCAAATCAATATCAAATAATAAATTTTCTATTTGTTTAGGTATATCTTCATTAAAAGTTACGGGATTTTTAAATATAAGACCCGCAATTCCATTTACAATAGGATTAAAATTATCTAAATATGTAGCACGATTAAATCTACTATCATAAGATTGAGTATCCTCATCCATTTCCAATGGTAGATAATCTAATTTATTAGCTTCAATTCCCACCACGCCCTTAGATAAATCATCCATAACTTTATAATAAGGAAGTGTATCTAAAAGTGTAGGGTGTTGATATTTTATATTCATAAAATAAGCCTTTTTAGTTTAATTATAGCAGATAAAAAGGAAGATATAAAGGTGTTATCAAAATATTTTAAAATCCCATATCTTTAACATTATATTCAATTTCTACAGGTTCAGGATTGAAACTTTTTTCTTGATTATTTGTAATGTTTTTAGATTTTACAAACCAAACATCATTTTCGCTATAAACATAAAATAAATCTTTATTGTTAAATATCTCTCTATATTCCGATTCAGTTAATGCACTACCAAAATTACTTTTAACTTTATCTTGTTTAATTCCATCTTTAAAGGTTTCAATAAAGTCTGTAATATCTTTTTTTAATTGATCTTTATCAATATCTTCATCATCATCTTTTAAATTCTCATACATATCATATTCTAACTCGTGAAATTTAACTTTAAAAAGTGTGCTTTCATTTACAATAGCTCTTGATTTTCTAGTATCTAATATTATCTCTAATATTCCCTGTTTCTTTTTCTCAAATTTATCTTTATCATCTAAAGCACCACTTCTTAATATATACATACTATCAGCAAAAGCGTGTACTACTTGCGAACCTAAGTAATCAACTTTTCCATCTTCTGTTTTTCCTTTTTTAGAGTGATGTAATAATATAATAGTAGCACCATACTCTGATCTAAGTTTCTGTAGCATAACTAAAAATGGCTTAATCACTTTATCATCTGTCATACTTCCATTTGCGAAATGTTGTAAACTATCAATAATAATTAAAGTATTTTTCCCTTGACCTTTTCTTAATATCATTTTGTGCATCTCTTCCATCATATCTTCAGCACTTGCAACATTTATATTTAAAGCTCTTACATCCTTTTCGCCATAATTTTCAAACAATAAATTTAATCTCTGTCCTATGTATTGTGCCGGATTATCCGTATCAAAATAAAACATCTTATTTATTTTATTATCTTTAAACATTTGATTTGCTAAAGCTAATACTAAAGCTGTTTTACCTACATTTGGCTCACCAACAAATATATTTAATGCTCCTTTTTGTAATACATTGTCTAATACCATATCTATATCACCTAATTTAGCAATTAAATCTCTAGTTAGCCATTCTCTTTTATCTAGAATTTGATCTTCCGTATCATTTAATCCATCTTTTAAAGTGTCAATATAAGCATTTAATATATTTTTAAATTTATCCACATCTCCAACATTGTAAAGCATATCTTTTAAATCTTTGCCTTTTAGTGGACTTTTATCAAAATCAAATCTTTTTTTACTACAAAAAGTTTTCTCCATCAATTCATTAATAACTTTAATTCCTACCTCATCATTATCACCAATAAAAATCAATTCTCTATCTTCTAATATATCTATAGGAATATCACCTTTATAACTAGCAGATGGAAGTGCAATAACACTATATCCTAATAATATAGCTATTAAATAATCACTAGTGCCTTCAACAACTAAAGTAATTGGATTTTCAGTCAATCGTGTATACAGCACATTTGATTGTGTATTTGGCATAGCAACCCATTTCTTCTTGTCTCCATAGTTATCTTCATATGTTCCGTACCTAATAGTTTT